GATATAATTACCTTTATATCAAAGCATCAAATAATTCCACGTTGCTTGGCGTTTATAACATCCCGAGTTGTGACATATATCGTATCGAATTAAGTAACTGTACAGCACTTAAACTTGTTGATTTAAGCAAAGTTGAGAACGTTACAAACACATTTTGTATTAGAGGGTGTACCGCTCTTGAATCCCTTTCGGAAGTGAGCGTAGTATACAAAGGGTCAACACTGAACAGGCTGTGGTATTCCAATCATTCCGGTGATATTAGTAGTTTTACCGTTCCGAGCGCAGTGACAAACATGGACTATGCCCTGTATCAAAATGGCGTCACATCATTCACCATTGATGCATCGTGGGATCATCTGACATCGTACGCAAACGCCATTAACAACAACCCATTGACTGACGTTTATATCGCTTCGAGGACTAAGACCTTCGACAGCGCATGGACACGGGGTGGCAACACCATCGGCGGAAGCACGTGGTTCGATGGGGTCTCTACAACTCGAAGTGGCAACATCCTGCGGTACAGCACGTATGATGCGGCTCCGGTGACGGTTCATTGTTATTACGGCTCAGATGCGTACAACAAGATCAGATATGCGCAGGCAAGCCAAAACTACATGATGCGAAACTTGCGGTTGTCGCTCATAGACAGACATCCAATCAAACAGATATCGTTCTGGGGCGATTCGCTTACCAGAAGAAACGAAAGCACATCAGTTCAGTCAAATATGGTCGAACACTTCTACAACTGGACAGCAGATGATGTTTGGTGTTGGAATGAAGGACATGGTGGTGCGTCATCATGGATGTTCAATAAAGACTATGGATCACAGGAAGCAAGATGGAACGATGATATTCACGTAATCTGGATCGGTACAAACGATACAACGCTCACGGAAGCACAGACAATCGAAAACATCCAGACCATGATTACAACGTGCGGATTCAACAACAATTACATAGTTCTTCAACCATTTGGATGGGGCTACGCAGAAGGGAACGAAGCTCTGTATGAACAGGCGTTTCCCGGAATCACGATAAACACACACCGATATATCATTGAGCATGGTTTCGAAGTGCTTGGAAGAGAGCCAACGGCTACAGAACAAGAACAGCTTGCCAACAACACCATCCCGGATGTGTTTGTCGATACGTCTGATATGACACACATAACGGACAGTGGCGGCCTTTGTATCGCAACAGCAGTTAAGCAAAAACTCCTGTCGCTTGGATACATCGACAGTACATGGCTTGCATCTTAATTAAAGGGCAAATTAATCTAGTTTGGGCAGACGCACGGTCTGCCCTGAGACCTGACGGCGAGTTATTGACAACCTCGTTTCGGGCTGTTACACTGCAATCAGCAGAACAAAACGAGGTAAAATATGCTGATGCCATGGATTACGATCATCATTAATGGAGTGCTGACAGGCACGGTTGCGTGGTTGCTGAAGAAACTGACCACTGCCCTCGATGACTCCGCAAAAAAGGCATCAGAAGAAAAGGAAGCGGCAGAGCAGGAACGGAAGATCATGCACGGCGTGCTTCTGGCAGTTCTCAAAAACAGCCTGTATGAGCAGTGTTTCCGGGCGCTGAAGGCTGGCAGGGTAACGCTGAAGGAAAAAGAAAACATTGATTCGCTCTATGCGCAGTATCATGCGCTTGGTGGGAATCACAACGGGGATATCCTGTATCATCGGGTGGATGGGCTGGATATCATCCAGGATGATGATTTTGACAAGATGGCGGTATGACGGAGGGCAGGAAATGAAGCTTGACGGAAGGACATACGACATTCTCAAATGGTGCACCCTGGTTCTGATCCCGGCTTGCACAACTCTCTATGTGGCGCTGTCTGCAATCTGGGGTTTCCCGTATGCCTCAGAAGTCGCTAAGACATCGGCAGCCGTCTGCTGTTTCCTTGGCGCTGTTCTTGGGATCTCTTCCGCGCAGTATTACAAGGATGATGCTGAATGGTTGGATGATCCGGCAGAGGAAGAGGGAGAGGACGCGCAGGAATGACGATACCGGAAGCAGCCGTAAGATGGGCGGTTAACATCGCTAACGACCAGAAACACGGCTATTCTCAGGCATCGAGATGGGGAAGCCCTGATTATGATTGCAGCTCTTTTGTTTTGTCTGCATATAAGGCGGCAGGCGCTGATATAGGCGCAGCCACTTACACAGGCAACATGAAAAAGGAGCTGCTTTCTCATGGCTTTACGGATGTTACATCATCCTGCAATCTTGACACGCAGGCCGGACTAAAGCCGGGTGACATCCTGCTGTGGCATGGATCTGGGACTACCGGACACACTGCCATGTATGTTGGCGGCGGCAAGATCGTACACGCCAGAGGGCAAAGCTATGGTTCTTCTGCTCCGGGAGATCAGGGCAGTGAGATTGCGGTCACGCCGTATTACAGAGGGCGCTGGAACACTGTGCTGCGGTACGGCAAGAAGGTCAGCAAGGTTAAACGGTACGCAGTAGAAACCACGCTGCCGATTATCCGATACGGATCTATAGGCCGGGCTGTGATGGTATGGCAGACAATCGTGGGAGTTACGGCAGACGGAGAGTTCGGGGAAAACACGAAAGCCGCAACGCTGGCATTCCAGAAGCAGCACAGCCTTGAAGCGGATGCGGAAGTAGGGTCGTTAACATGGGCGGCAGGGCTTAGAGCCATAACGTAAGGGAGGAAGTTATGGAAGAAAAGAGCAGACCGCAGGATATAAGCGTTTATACGTTTGAGGCGGTCATGGCACGGGATGAGCGGCACGTTAAGCGACTCACGATAGCACTGATCATTGCTATTATCGGGATCGTTGTTTCAAATCTTATCTGGCTGTACGCATGGACAAGATACGACTACGTTGACAGCGGTGTAGAAACTACAGTGGCACTGGATGGTTCTCCGGGTGGTAATGCAAATTACATCGGGCAGAGAGGAATCATAAACAATGGCGAGAGTGACGGTCAAAACCCGTACATGGAAACGTACCAGGACACGGAGAACTGGTAACAGCAGCGGCACAAGACGCGTAAGGGTGAGACGCAGAAGACGCAAATGAACAAGTATCCTGAGATATCCTGCAGTGAGATGGCGCACCTGATAAACGAATGGGTGCCGAATGAGAGAGACCGCAGGATTATGTACAGGCGTATGATTGATGGCATTTGCTTTGATGATCTGGCTGATGAATTTTACCTGTCCGTCAGAAGGGTCAAAGCGATTGTTTACAAGTGGCAGGACGTGATTTTCCGGCATTGCACGCTGCCGTGAGAATCAGGGTTCTATTCTTTCACCTCCTCTTCTATATACTTTGTTGGGGCGCACTCAGTTTCGGCTGGGTGCGTTTCCCATTCTGGTAAAGATGCACGAATAATGCCCTTGCGGTTCATTCCGCAGGGGCTTTTTCTATGAGATGATACAGGCATGAGCTATGTACATTATCAGCCGAATCCATGCGGCAGGCTTGTGGGTGATTGTGCCGTCCGTGCGCTGTGCAAGGCGCTGGGTGTGACCTGGGAGCAGGCATATCTGAAGATCGTAACAGCCGGATACGGTATGTGTGATATGCCGTCTAGTAATTCTGTATGGGGCGCTGTCCTGAGGCAGAACGGATTCCGTCGTATCAACATCCCGGACACTTGCCCGGATTGTTACACTGCGCATGATTTCTGCATGGACAATCCGAAGGGTACATTTGTCATTGGGTTTGGTAATCATGTCGCAACAGCCGTTGACGGAAATCTATTTGATGCTTGGGATTCTTCACAGGAGATTCCGCAGTATGTCTGGTACAAGGAGAAGTAAATGGCAGCATATCCGTATCAATCATATCAGTATCCGTATTATCCGCAGCAGTACAATTTAACGCAGCCGCAGGCAGGACAGCAGAACGCATCCGGCCTGATATGGGTGCAGGGTGAGGCAGGAGCAAAGAGTTACATGGTCGCGCCGAATAACACGGTGGCGTTGTGGGATTCTGAGTCTCAGACGGTCTATCTGAAGAGCGCGGACGCATCCGGTATGCCGTCTATGAGAATTCTGGATTATGAAATCCGCACGGATGCCCCTGTGCACTCCGTAATGGGGTCTAAAACGGATTTTGCTACCAAAGATGAAGTATCTGCCATTCAAAAGCAGATAGACGAAATAAGGGCAAATTTGAGCCGCAGGAAGGGGGCAAATGATGAATCAGCTATACCAGCAGTATAAGGGGTATAAGGGCGGTAGTAATGATCTTGCAGCCAGGCTCAACCGGCTCCAGCAGAGCATCAAAG